TTGCAGAAACCGATGGTGAAGCAATCCCTTTGGAGATGAGTCAGCCCACTTCCTGATCGCGTATCTCGCGGTTGAAACGGGCATACCTGTTTCGGTGTTGCTGACAGAACCTGAAAGTCATCTTGACGCAATGTTCTCCTACCTTAATTGGAAAAACAATCCGCGCTCACGAACAACAAAACCAGCGTCAAACGTTTCTGTTCTTTCTGAGTTAGACAAGTTGCTGTAACATAATTGCATGGCTCAGATAACCGCAGTTCACGGTGTGCAATCAACAATTCAATATCTGCAACGCTTTGAACGCGAAGTATTTAAAGAGATCCGCAAAGAGTTAATTGATTCTGCAAAGCCAATTGTTGTTGCTGTTCAAGATGAGTTCCCTAAACAACCTTGGGATTCTACGCGTGGAGTGAACTGGACTAAGTACGGAAGAACACAACGTGGAAGAAAGTCACCAACGTCAAGTGGTCCTTCATTCCCTAGATACCAATACTCAAAGATTAAGCGCGGTGTCAAGGCTGATACTGGTTCAACGAGAAGAAGGTCAGATGGCACCTATACCATTCTGCGTATCAAACAAACCGATGCTGCTGGATCTATCTATGACCTAGCAAAAAATACGAAAACAGCAAACGCTGCTTCATTCATTACTAACTTGAACAATACCAAACGTGGGCAACCAAACAGTCGTGTAATGTTCCCAACAGTTATTAAAGCGATGCCGAAAGTTATTAACGACGTTATGAAAATACTTAGCAAGATTGAATCGCGATACACCGCAGAGATCGCTGCCGATACACAGACACGAGCAGCACAAAGCGCACGTGCGCAGAACCAACTTCGTAACGTTCTAGGTCAATTCGGAAAAGGTTTCTAATGGCTATCAGTGTTCCAATTATTTCGTCGTTTGATGGGCGTGGAATATCTAAAGCAATTAAAGACTTTAAGAGACTTGAAGGTGCTGGCAGCAAGATGCAGTTCGCATTGCTTAACAGCAACGCTGCGGTCAATAAAGGTATTGCACAGTTCGCCAAGTTTGGTGCTATCGGTGCAGGTGTTGCTGGTGTTATTGGTGGCAAGTTAGTTCAGGCTGCGTATGAGTCACAGAAGGTAATGAAACAGACTGAGGCGATCATTACAGCGACGGGTGGTGCAGCAGGTCTAACTGCTACGCAGATTGGCGATCTGTCTGAGAAACTTTCTTTGCAAACTGGCGTTGATGATGAACTAATCCAATCATCGTTGAACTTGTTGCTGACGTTTAAGCAAGTGCAGGATCAGGCTGGTAAGGGCAATGACATATTTACTCGCGCGTCAATGGCTGCACTAGATCTTGGCAACGTGTTCGGTAGTACAGACGCAGCAGCAAAGATGTTAGGTAAAGCATTATCAGATCCGACTAAGGGTGTGTCAGCGTTAGCACGTGCAGGTGTGAACTTCAGTGCATCGCAAAAAGAACAGATCAAAACACTTGTTGATTCAGGCAATGTTCTTGAAGCGCAGAAACTTATTCTTGCGGAAGTTGAATCACAGGTTGGTGGTACAGCGCGAGCAACCGCAACAGCGTTTGACTTGATGACAGTTGCGGTGGGCAACGTTGCTGAAGATCTTGGTGACTTGCTTCTTCCGTTAGTTGAACGATTCGCAACATTTGTTACTAACGTTGTTGTTCCGAAAATGTCTGAGTTCGCAAACATCGTTGGTGAGCAAGGTGTAGGTGCAGGCTTGCGGTTTCTTAGTACAGAGATCTTAAATGCGATTCCACAACTTGGATTGTTCGCTGATGCGATATTAGCAATCGGTACTGCGGTTGTTATCTTGAAGGGTGTTGTTCTTGCTGCAACAATTGCACAAACACTTTTCAATGTTGCTTTGTTTGCTAACCCAGTTGGCATAACTATCGCAGCGATCATTGGATTCATAGCGATCTTGGGTGCGTTGATGATCCGATTCAAAGGTGTGCGCGAAGTTGTAACAACTGTTTTCAACATCATGTTGCAGGGTGTTGAGTTCTTCGTTAATCGCGCGATCAGTTACATCAATATGTTTATTCGTGCATACAATCTGATTCCGTTTCTTGACAATGTGAAAACATTGGATCACATCAGTTTGTCGTTCGGAAAAGTTGGTAAGGCTGCACAAGCATCGGCTGCTGACTTCCGCAAGTTTGAAGAAGCACAAAAGAAACTAACACCGAAAACACCTAAGACGATTAAGACACCAACTGGCGTTGGCGGTGGTACTGGTAGCGGTAAAGAAACTGCTGTGGACAAAGCAAAGAAAGCACTAGACAAATACACGTCGGCGTTGAAACAATTTGATCAAGAAACAAAGCAACATAAGCAAGCGTTAAAAGATGTTGAGAGTGCTCAACTGTCACTTGCTAACGCAACAGATGATGTTCGTGTAGCACAAGACAAGTTTAACAAGATTAGTAAAGGCTACGGTGCAGGAAGTAAAGAGGCTGCTGTTGCTACACGCGATCTTGCTGACGCTAACCGTTCTGCTGTTCGCGCAACATTATCTTTGCGTGACGCTACGCGCAGTGTTGCTGAGGCACAAAAAACATTAGATGACTTGAAGTCTGGTAAGGCTGTATCTGCAGCCGAAGGTGAATTGGCTACTGCTACACAGAAGGTTGCTGATGCACAGAAGGCTGTTGTTGCTGCACGTAAGTCAATGCGTACTTCTTCTATTACTAGGGCAGAGAAAGAACTTGAAGATGCGTTAGATCTTCAAGCCGATGCAACAACAAAAGTAAATGATGCAAGAGCATTAGCAACACCTGAAGCAATAAGAGATGCAGAAGAAAACTTAACTACTGCAATTCTGGATCAAGAAGATGCACAGATTGCATTGAAAGATGCACAGCAAGATGTTATTGACAAACAGAACGAACTCAATGACGTAGTTAATGGTGCTGCTACTGATTCACAGAAATACAAAGATGCACAGAAGGAATTAACTGATGCTCAGAAAGCAGAGCGTGATGCTAGTGATTTGCTTACTGATGCTTATGACAGACAGAAAGATGCTGTTAGAGAATTAGAAAAAGCAAAGAAGGATCTTGCTAGTGCTGCGAAAGGAACAACAGCGCAGCAGGAACGTGACGCACAAATTGCCACAGGGATTACAGCACCCGTTTCTAGCGGTGGAAGTGATTACAACTTCTCTAGTGGTGGACTGCCAAACATTGATTTCTCAAACATTGACTTTTCAAACATTGACTTCTCAGGAATTGACTTCTCATCATTTATGCCGTTTATGGCTGACGGTGGAATTGTTAATAGACCAACTGTGGCAATGATTGGTGAAGCAGGAAGTGAAGCGATAATTCCATTAGACAGATTGAACACTGGTGGTGACACATACAACATAACCATCAACAGTAAGATTGCGGACAATACATTGCCTGACTTGCTTGTTGCTGAACTACGCAAGTTCAATAGACGTTCAGGTGCGATAGATATTCAGGTGTCGTAAGTGGGTGGGCTAAATGACATTGGTACATATCTTGTTGAACTTGATGCTGGTTTCTATCAAGATGTTTTTACTCTTGACGATGATTCGCTTGGTATTCTGGACTCAGACTTCCTAGATGGATCTACAACGTTCAATGATGTAACACAGTATGTGACAAGTGTTTCTATCAAGCGTGGGCGCAATAGCCAAGACGCACAATTTGGTTCAGGTACTTGCAGCATTGTTATTGACGATCTTCTAGGTCAGGACAAGTTCAGCGTTGCTAACAGTGCAAGTCCGTATTGGAATGTTGATCGTGGAAGGCTTGGCTTTGAACCACGTCGCGCAGTACGCATCTCACGCAATGGTGAATACATATTCGTTGGTTTGATTATTCAATACAACACGCAGTTTAGTATGGACAATCACAACATGATTTACGTTGAAGGTGTTGATGCTTTTCTTAACTTGACTACTACAACTATTAACGATCTAACACCGCCTGCTGAATCGTCTGGTGCAAGAGTGGACAGAATCTTAGGTTTGCCTGAGGTTGGTTTCCCAACACTTCCTGCACCTGTTATCGCTACTGGTGTTGCAAACCTTTCTAGTATTGCAATCAACACACAAACACCTCTTGCATATTTCAACGAACTTATTGCTACTGCTGAACAGGGCAGAATGTATATAGATCGCAATGGTGTTTTCTATTGGGAAGAAAGAACACCGAACTCAACGGAGTTATCACCCACTATTATTTTTGGTGACGATCCGTTAGATGCAACACAGATACCATATGAAACGCTTGAAGTAATTTATGAATAAGGTTCTATATGTCCGTTGTTAGAAAAACCTCTATAC